ACAGACAACTGCGCCGCGGTCGGGATTCTGCGTGTCCCCAGGTTCAGAATATGATTCTGTGGCGATTGGTAGGAGTAAGTTACGCTCGCGCCCGGTATGGTTGCATAACTGATCGACCCGCCCGAGTAATTGCCAATAACTGTAGTCCACTGGCCTGTGTAGCCGATGGACACATCGTCGTCCTCCACGCGCCAGCTTCCCATGCCCGCAACCTGGTAGGCGCGGTTCGAGCCGCTCACCGTCCAGTTCGATACCGTCACCGCAAACTCGCTGCGCGCGAAATTGGCCGCCTGCAGGTCGGCGGCCCAGGTCCAGCGCAGCTTGCGCACTGAGTTCATGGGTACCGGCACCGTCGCGCCGGTTGGATCCAGGCCGCTGATCGAACTGAAGTCCAGATTGATCTGCCACTGGGTCGGCGATACGCCGCCGCTCAGAAGTTGCGATTCCGGTTGCCAATTTTCCGTCGGTGTTCCCGGAGGCGCGCTATAACTGTTCCCATAAACGCCGATCCGGTTGCCGTTCGTCCCGGTGCTGCTGTTGGTGAGCGTCAATGTGATCGCCGTGCCGTTCGCCGACGCTTGCATCGTTTGTGAAAACGTGTTGATGCTGTTAGCCAGCGCCGCCGCGGCCGATGCCAGAGTATCGGTGCCGTAGAGCTGATACGTATAGTGCTCTTCATCCCATGCCAGCTCGATATAGTCGCCGCCCGTTGCCGCGCCTTGCAACTCGAAAGTCGCCGACGCCGGCGTATAACTTCCCGCCACCGGCGTCGCATTCGCCAGCAACGGAATTGTGTAGATCTGCTCGCCTGTTCCGGGATCGGCCCAAACGCGGAGATAAGGCCACGCCACGGTAGCATACAACGCCGAATCAAGCGGAATGCAGTTAGTGCGGGTCTCCTGATAAGAAAGCTGCAGCCCGCTCAAATCGCCGTCCGGCAGGGGGCGGAATACCGGATGCTCGAAAACGTTGTCGCGATTCCACTCGATGACGACCCAGTCGGACTGCGAGCGCCAGGAACCCGAAACAGTGAAGCCGTTCGGACTCGTGGCGCTCAGTGCCGCCACTGCGGAGGGCTCGTAGAAGTAGCACTGCAAGTCCTGGTTGGGCGTAAGTATCTGAAGCGTGGTCATGCGTTTGGCCGTCCGGTCACAACCGCAGGATTACCGTCAGGTCCGAGCCGGGGCTGGTCTGCCCCACCTCGGTAATCGCTATGCTAAGTTGCGCCTGTGCCAGCAATGGCATCCCGAAGCCATCCACACTGGGAGATACAGTGGCGCCAGCGGGAATTGTCAGACTGCAGTAGGGCGATCCATTCTGGCTCAGAGTGATTTGTATAGGACTTCCAACGGGCGCCTGCTTCACGATCGCATACACATCTTGCACCGCGTGCGCCGCCTCCACGATCACATTTGGCGCAGGGTCGCTGTCCACCGCCAGAAATCCCTGCACCTGGAACGAATACTGTCCGCCGGAGAGCGTCCGCAATCCGTAGTCCAGCGATTGTGTCAGGTTGATGGCGGCCGTCGGGCTGTTGCCTCTCGAGTTCGTCACGAACAATTCCGCGCTGGCCACTTTAGTATTCGGCAGCGGCATCGGATAGCTCCAGTTGCCGCTAAGTGGACTGCCGAAGAAGTCCAGGGGGAAGGGCGCTATCGCGACTGTGCTCGACAATTGATACACCGTAACTTGTGCGGCATGTGACGCCGCGGTCGTGCCGTGCATGCCGCGGGTTACCTGATATTGGAGCCCGCCGTCTGCAACCGCCACCACCTGCATCACTTCCGCCTCGACTTGCACGAACGATCCCGCCGCCGCGGTGCCGGCCGGCACCAGATTCAGTACGGTGTCGGTGGCCGCCATCTGCCCGGAAAGGGTATACGGAGTGCTCCCTAGCAGTTCGTCCCAGTAGTATATAGTCAGCGTGCCTGCCGTGACACTGGTGGTGTTGATGAGTGTCGGGAAGGAGACCCCGCTCAGTTCCACTGTGCCGCTCGCGAGCGATGATGTACCTAGGCCAAAAACCGGCTGGGGAGGGGCCGCCACATCCGCCAACCCTCCTCCGCCTATCATCCAGCGCGTCAATGTCGACAGTAGCGGCGGCCCTTCCAGGTTGTTTACATTCGCCCCTCGGCCCTGTATATGTAACGTGACGCCTGTCTCATTTGGAATTTCGAACTCAACCGGGCTGGTCCTGGTGGTGGCCGCGAAAATCCATGCCGCCTCCGCCACCACGAATTGGCTGGTCGCGTCCGGCTGCACGGCCCACGGTTGCGTCAACGTCAGAGTAGTTACGGTGTTCGACGCAATTGCGTACTCCTGGTCCGCGCCGGTCCCGCTCATGATCCTGACGATCATGCCGGCATAGTTCACGTTGCCCATTTCAGCGGTGCTGTTACCGACCGTGTTGGCGGTCGCGATGGTCGCGGCGTAGGGGGGCTGCAATTCGGTCCGCCAATAAAAGTTCGCATGATCGAAATTCGGATCCGGAGGCACCCAAACCTGGTCCGGCAACCCCGTATCGGTGAAGCTGGTGGCCAGCGTCTGACTGAACGCGATGCGGCCCATTTGTTGCGGATTCGGACCCCGGTACACGTTGAAGGTTGCCGTGCTGGCGTCAAAACTCAGTCCCGTCAACGTCACGCTGTTCGTGTTAGATCCCGGCGGTATGAAGGCAAGTACCATGAACGATAACACACTCTCGTTTCCCGCCGAATCCAGCGCGCTTACCGCGTAGTAGAGTGTCTGATCGCCGGCTAGCGTCCCGCCTGCCCCGATCGTCGCCGCCAGGCTCACCAGCGGCATACTGGGCCCGCCGGTTATAGTCGTAGACGGCACCAAAAAACCAACCGTAAGTTCTTCGTCGACACCGCCATCGCTGGTGTTGCTGGAGCTTTCGGCAATCTGGTATTCCGGATTACCGTTGGAATCCACTATGTTGCCCAGCAGCGGACGCGGCACGCCTATACCCGATCCGGGCTGCAGGCTGGCGGCAGCTCCCGGTATCTGGCCGTTTGTGTCCAGATACCACACGTCCTGCTCAACCTGCGCTGTAATGGTGGTGATCCTGTAATTCACGCCCGGCGCGATCTTGGTTATGCGGAAAGGCGCGCGTTCAAAGCCTTCTTTGAGATAGGTGAATGCGATAATGTCGCCCGGCCGCAGGCCCAGCGCCTTCACGTTCGTGTCAAAAGAGATGTAAGTGTTCCCTTCTATAGACTTATCCAGCGTGAACTGAGAGATGCGCGCGGCCTGGTCGTAATTCGGAATCCCCAACGCCATCAGCGTTGTGGTAATCACCTGGCCCGTAAGCTGGGTATCGGCCACATCGACCGTTAGCAGACTGTCCTGCTGATATCCGTTGAACGCGTCTTGAAATTCAATGGTCACCTGGTTCGGTGTGTCCGCGATGCTCCTGGAGGACACCTGCACGCTGGGCTCCCCGCTGGCCTTGCGCAAGATGTTCGCGACACCCGTCGAGCCATCGCTGAATTCATACGCCGGCCAGCCTCCGTTCAGCGTCTCCGTGCTGTTGGTCCACGCCTGTTGCGTGGGTTGCTGTAGAGCGATCGTGTTTTCCACTTGCAACTGCAGCAGGCCGCCCACGCTGTAGGTAAATAGCAGTCGGGAGCCGTTCCGGATTCCCCGAATCGTATCCGCCGCATTGCGTTGGTTTTGCAAACAGAGGTTGCACTGAAAACGCGGGATCATGACGTTGTTCCCGTTCAAATCCTGCGCCTGGATCTGTTGATCGCAATACGCCGCCGGCGCCGCGAATGTCGTCAGGTCGATATTCTCCGTCCCCCACCCGCTGCGTTGCAGAATATCCAACAAAATCCATACGGGATTGGCGGTGAACACCGTGCTTTGGTAAGTGCCGTCGGCCGCGTAGGTCGGCAGTAGCAGGCCGTCCGCCAGGACTTGCACCGTGGGCAGTGACTGACCATTGCTGATCTGATTCGGCACCACAACCGACAGATAAGCCATGCTGCCGTAGGGGTCGCCGGCCGGGTTGCCCGCCGCATCCGCAAAGTTAGGATCGAAAGCCCCGTTTCGGCCGCCGAGGCTGATCACGTTGTACCAGCCAGTCGAAGTCATGTTCTGGCCGATCTGCCCGACGGGAATCTGAATCTGGTTTACCAGCACCATCTGCACGTCCTGGATCGGACCCATCCCCAGCAGAACTTCCATGTAAGTCAGGTTTCCGTCGTTCCGAGAAAATACGATGGGAGGATAATACCAGGCGGTGCCGTATAACAAGGGGACAAAGTCGTTGTAGATTGCGATATTGTCGTTGACGGCTGCGTACTGCCACCCGCCGCCGTAGCTGCGCACCTGAATCGAGGAAGGCACAAACTCGAGTCCGCCGAACCGATTCGGCCCGGAAAACATCCCGCGGGCTTCGCAATCGAGCCGCGTGTACGCGCACGTGGTGTAGGGGACGCCGCCTACCATGGCGCCCACGCCGCCGGTCTGATCGGGCGAATATCCGCAAGGGTAGAGGAGTGAGTATTGCCCGCTGCTGCCCCCGGTCACCGCTTCCTGTCTCTGTTGGGCATTGGATGGAAACAGCCACGGACATCGCCGTTGGATGCGCACCGGCGGCAACAGCACTCTTTGCATGCTCATCCAGTTTACGGCCGAGAGCTGGAACAGCGATTCGGTGCTCTGGTCGGGGGGGTTGACGATACCCTGAAATAACACCGCTGCATCGGACGTCGGTGCGTTTTCCAACAGGTTGTAAAACAGGAACGTCACCGTCAACGTCGCGCCCTTCCAACCTATGGACCGTTCCAATTCCGAAAAGTAAGAGTCGGCGTTGGCCAGCGACAGCGATACGCGGGGAATGATGTCCACTCCCTGATCCGACGCCGTTTGCACCGCGAACACGTTGTTTTTCATCACCCGCGCCGCGTAGGTGTTGCCGCCATAAGTCACCTGGTGCGTGCTCCAGTACTCGGCCTGCCCGTTCTGCAGTACACAATAGAACAGCAGCAGGGGCGTGTCCGTGACCGCCAGTTCCTTTAGATCATAGATACTCAACATTGACGATATCCAGCTCACAGGAATTGCGGTCCGGGCCTACTGTGGTAATCGTTAGGGTATCCGTTTGAAACCGCGCGTTCGGGTACACGCCGCCCGTCTCTGTCGTTTGTTTGTAAAGTGAGGCAGTGGTTTGCGCCTCCGCCTGAATCCCGAAGACATCCACGGTAGTGTTTGGGTCCAGGGCGATACCGAAGCTGATGGAAACGGCCGTGTCTTGTAGCTGTCCGGCGGAGGTCAGCCGGGTCCACTGGGGACTGATCGCCAGTGCGGCTGTTTCGGAGCCGCGCACCAGCCACACCTGCTCGCTTTGGTCGCTCCGCGCATAGAGGCTGAGACAGTAGTCCAGGGAAGCCGGCCCGTCGATCGATTGTTGTAACGTCAAGGTGGCGGCGGTGGGGTTAGTTACTTGATAAGCGTTCGTGCCTCCCATCGGATCCGCCACGCCGGCGGTCAATGTCAGCAGCGGGTCCGCTTGCCATACAGGCTGATCCTGCTGCTCGCTCCACGCCAGCAGATTATCGACCGGATCCAAAAAGGTAAAGGGCGTCAGACTTCCCTCCACAGCCTGAAAAAGAGCTTCCAGCGCCGCCAATTCCTGATCGCTCATCTCTTCGAAGGACATGTGCCAGTGCGTGATCGCCGCCGCGGGGTCGGCCAGCTTGATTTGGTAGTCCTGTATACTCTGGTTGACCACCGTCCTTGCCAGACGTTGCCTGGTGATGGGAAACTGGCCCGTTGCGCCCGACGATAGCTGCGGAAAGTAAATCATCCTATGTCCTGTTTTCGCAAACCGTGAGCGTAGTTTTGCCTCGCATCTCGGCTCTCAGTTGAAAGGCGAACGAGTCGGCGGCCAGGCTGCAATTCGGATAGACCGTTCCGTCCCACGGGTCGGTGAACGAAAAGCTGCCGAACCTGCCCTGGTTAGTGAGGAAGA